ATTCCTTCTTCTACACTAAGATAATTATATTGTGATTTAGCTTGTCCACTAGTTACATCCCATGCTGTATTAGGTGTTAAGTAATTAGATGATGTATATCCTCTTAATCTTTCTAATACTTCATCTTCTACTTTACCTTCTAATTCATCAATAGCTTCTGTAACAGTAATTGGAGTTCTATACCACCAATAATCTCCTTTCTCTATTCTTTCTTCATTACTATTTTTATGAAAACCACAATGGAGTGTATTTAATACCATTGGATGTGGTTGCCCATTCTTTTCTATAACTACCATAAAACATCTATCTACTGCGAGTACATGTTTAAATGATAACGACTTTAATGACTTAATATCAAACTTAACTTTAAAGTATTCTACTACATCATTGTAAAATATTTCCATTTCACTCTTAAAATTCTTTATATCTATATCTTCAGGTTTAGGCATAGTACGCATAGATTCTTCAATCTGTTCAGGATTAGCACCTCCAGCTTCCAGTTGTGCTTGGAATATCATTAATTCCTGATTGATTGCAGCTTCTAATACTTTCTTTATTTCTTCATCTTTTGCAGCATTATCTCTATCAGATAATAATAATACATCAAAATTATCACCTCGTTTGAGCATTTGTCCAACGAGATACATAAACTTAGGATATAGTCTATTGTATATAACTATTTCTCTATCTTGTTCAAACGGTAACTTAAACATATCCCCTTCAGGATTGCATAAATCGTATAGTTGTCTAAACAATACACTCCCATCATTATTAAGAATAGCATAGATAAGCCTATACTTCTCATAAGATTCCATATTGGTATTATTAAAAGGTACAATGGTGTTCATTATACTTTTATACCAATCATCTGATTTATTTTTTTCTCTTAAGTTGAATACCGCTTCCATCTATTATTTATATGATTACGTATTGTCTGCAATGCTACAGTTTTAGTCTTATTCATTAGTCTGTGATTCTGTTCACCAATAGCTAGAGTTATACCTAATAACGCAGAAACACCATCAAAGTTTCCTTTTAAGTTATAACTCTTTATTTGCCTAACGGTAAATATACAAGGAATTCGTTCTAGGTTAGAATATTCTATCCCATTAATTTCTTTTTTTTCTAAAAGCCAATCTCTTAGTGCATCTATTAATGATATCTTTGCTAGACTATTTCCTACTATATATCCAGTTTGACTTACTGTTCTGGAATAGATAAATTGCCCTTGTTCAAACTGTGGTCTAAGACATAGTAAATCAGCTTTTCTTTTCTTTAAAAAGTAAGCTCTTAGTCTATCTCCTCTATTAGCTTCATACCATAAATTCCTTACTGGATTACCATATAACCCTACTCCCATTTCTAGTATCTCATTATATCTATCTATACCATCTAAATTCTTTCCTATGTATGTAGCTGCCATATCATTTCCTGGTAATCCATATACTTCGTATTTAGGATTAACAATAAAGTATGCAGCACCTAATGAACCACCTTTATCCATCTCATCTGATATATAAGGGTCATGTAGTATAATAATAGCATCATTAGGAATTACACCATTTATCTTTAACTTATCAGGACTTATATACATCATAAACTCACCACCTAATTCATCTCCAGCTTTAATTGGAAAGTCGTAAATAGGTTTACCATTAGTTTTAATCTGATAGTTAACACCATATTGTGCAGCACTATCCCAATACATATCAATAGCAGTTCCTAAAGTCTGATAAGTATTATCATGTATTAATGCTCGTTCTCTTTCTTCAGCTTCTTTTATTGGCATTAGTGAACCACCTTCTGATAACCACATATCTGTGATTTTCAATGGATAGTTCATTCTTTGTCGTATTAATACTTTAGGGTCTGTAGACTTAGATGCTTTCTTTTCTTCTTGTTGATAAAATACTATAGCTTTAGGTATATCTGTATTACCATCTTTATCTTTAAATCTTTTATCTGTTATATATGCTGGAAGAAATAAACATTGGTCTTGTTCTCCATATCTAAACTTTAAACAATTATAATCTTCAGGATGTGTGAATATTTTCATAGCATCATGTAGTGTTTCTATATTACCTGATGTTCCAATTCCCCATTGTACACCAAACTGTTCACCATCAGTTTTTACTACTGCTGTATTTGATAACCATGCTTCTATAAACAATTCCATTAATCCTATTTCTTCATAGACTATAAGATTTCTTCTACCACCAGCTCCTGATTGTCCACCATCTCTTTTGTTAGTAGAATATACATTATGATATAGTGTAGAACCAGTTCCTATTTCTTTCCATTCATTCTTAATCTTTACTGGAGTTGTATTTCGCCATGGGTTATCTTTGTTATTAGCACTAATATGTCCTGTCATTCTTTTCCAAAATGGACATGGTTCATATTCTTCGTCTCCAGGTTTTCCCCATACTCCAAATTCAGGATTTAATGCTAATTCATCTAATGATGCTTCTATCTTTTCAGCTAGTTCACTAGACTTATCTTTTCTTCCTGAACCTAAATCTATTTCAGCTTTTAATTCCCTTCTAGTATCTCCAGGTTTATAATACTTCTCTCCATCAAAGATTAATTCAAATAGAATACACATTAGTGCAGCAGTATATGATTTACCACCACCACGAGAACCTAGTATAACAAAGTTCTTAGCATCATTATAATATAATGGTCTTCCTAATGGTTTATCATGTAGTTGAAATAGATAATCTCTAGGATGTATAAATTCTTTTAAGAATCCTTTCTTATTAAATAGTGTAATCTTTTCTTCTAATGATATATGATATACATCAGGATTTAATATTTTTATATTACAACTATATTCATCATCATCTTCAAATCCTGAAAATCCTTGTGCTTCAAGATAGTAGTATGCAATATGCCATTCTATATCTCTAATACTAGGTTTTAATTTTAATCTAGCTTTTGTTTTCTTATCTGTTTCTACAATAGTACAGTAATTACCATAGAATCCTAATCTTCCTGGTACATATCTATATTGTCCAAATTGAGGATACCATATACCTTCAATACATTTAGAGCGAACTGTTTGCCAAAATAGATTATAACGAGGGTCATCAGGATGATATATTTCAGGTTTAAATTGATTTAATATTCCTTCTAAGTCTTCAATTTGAATCCATTTAAAATCCCATTCATTTAAACAAGTGGTTACATTAGCTACTACTTCTGACATATTCTTTAAATGTTATCCAAGACCAATCAAAATATTGCATTTCAACATAATTAGGTTGATACATTATTGGACAATCTTTAGCTGTTATATCATAGTGTCTATAAACATTATCAATAGTTAGCTTATGTCTTGCTAATAATACATTAATAAGATACTTAACATTCCTTAGTGTATCTTCATATTTACTATTCGTATTAACACATACTTCTATACCAATAAAGTAATTATTAGCACTATCTCCAGCTGGAACTAATGTTCTTCTAACAGGTAGATTAGCTCGTCTAGGTTTATCACCAACATGCCATGCTACTTCATTATCAGGAATCATTTGTATAATATTCTCATCATCAACTACATAATGACAACTAGCCTGTACTGTAGTACTACCAAAATATTTAAGATGTGCTTGTGCTCCAGCTGTAGGTTTTACATTAGCTGTCCAATGTACAATAATACCTTTTAGTTCTTTAAGTTTTCTTCCAGGTCTATTATTGTCTACTAATTTTACTTGTATATCTACCATAAGTCTCCTTTTTCAGCTTTAGTTAATTTAGAACCACCTTTAGCTCTAACTGATTGTTTATCTTTAATAAATTCTTCTTCTATCTTCTGATACTTTTGGTATATAGATAGAGAATCTTTTTGTAACATATTAATCTGTGTAGCAGTACCTTTTACTACAATTACTTTATCTCCAAGAAACTCTGTAGTATCTAATGTTAATTCTGTATCAGCAATTAATTTAGCTCTCTTTTGTAACTGATTCTTTTCTTCTGCATAAGCTCGTTGTACAGCAGTCATACATTCTATTGGATATGCTTCTAAACATTTAACAAAGTTAGCTTCTTCCCAATCTAAATCTTTAACAAAAGTTTCTGATAATGCTTTTCTTCTTTCATTAAAAGCCATTCTATAAAATATATTATCATGTTCATCAGGGTCACACATAAAGAATATAGTCCACATCTGTCTTGATGAAAAAGATTTATCTTTAGATTTATCTTTCTCATAGAGTAAATGAAATGGTGAATATATCTTAAACTGTGGATTAACTTCCCAGAAGTTAGTAGCTTGGTCTAATATTCTATAGTTAATTTTAATCATCTTGTTACTTTTGCTTTAACTATGTACTCTGTACTGTTTACTTTTAACAGTACAAATCTATTAAAGAATTCTTCTTCAGGATTCTTTACTTTACCTACATTCATTTTTAAGTTTACTGTATTACCAGTAAAACTAGTAGATAGACAACCGCAAGATACTTCAGTATGCTCTATGGGTTCTTTGAATTCAAACGTATGTGTTACGATTGATTCTTCTTTATGTTCTCCTAAGTTAATCTCCAACATATACTTCGTCTAATTTTAATCTGAATAAACAACGTTTTATACTTGCTGATATTTCAGCCATAGTATTCTTAATAGCTTCATCACTTTCTTTAACCATTGATGCTTTAATCATATTATGCAAACCTCTAAAATAAATTAGTACATCATCTGATTCAGGAATATCAACTGATTTAGGTGCTACTATAGCTCCTGTATCTGCCATATATATTTCTACTAATGTATCTATTAAAGGTTGTACTTCATCATAATATGATGCTAAAGCTTCATGAGTTCCCAGTCTTCTAATAGTCCAATGTTTATACTTAGCATATATTAAACTCTGAAATATAGTAGCTATAATCTTACTAAAATTTTCCATTAGGACACTTTTTATTAGTTAATACCATTTCATCAAAATCACAACCACATACAATACAGTAACCATTATCAAAGCATGGTTTACACCTTCTAGCTTTTTCTAATGGATGTGTTTCAGTCATCAACCAAAGAGAGAGTTTGGCTTTCATTATGAAAACCAAACCCTTCACTAAATCTTTAGGATGGCTTATCAGATACTTTGTCACTAAATTTAATTTCAAGACCGATAGTTTTTAATACCATTTTAAGAATCATTCCAAACATTCCAGTAGGTAAACCAATCTGTAGTTCTTTACCCTCACACTCAACAAAACTCTCATTCGTTTTGTCATAAACAAATTGAATAAGCTTTACTGCTGTTGCATAGTTAAGAACTACTTTACCATCGGTGTTAATATATTTATCACCGAGTTCTGACATAAATTCTCCCACATTAACTGTGTGACAACCTGCCCTTTTTACAAATTGAGCCATAATTATGATTTTTTAATTATTAACGTAATATCATTAATCGGGTCTACCGCTAAATAACCAAAGTGTTTATTACTAATATCTGTTGGTGCTTCAAAATCATACCAATCTGATAGCGTGAATCCATGTGCTAAATGTGCTGGAGTATCTACTGAAGGTTTTTCAGCTAATACACATCTTCTATTTATCTCTACTATATCTCCAGCTTTAATATGTGTAACATGTTCAGGAACTGCTACTACTACACACTTTCTTGAGAAAGCCCATGGCGAATCTATAGTCTGTCTAATACCAATACCATTCTGTGTCATTTCTTTCATTGGAATCTTTGGAGCAATAATTAATCCTGATTTAGTTCTAGTTGCTTCAATATGATAAGCTCTTACTACAGCAATATGTACTGGAGTAATATTCTTATAATCTTCATCTAATGTATTAAGATTAGCATTATAGTCTTTAATCAATTGTTCTGTTTTATCCCAATGATCTGTAACTCTTGCTAAATCAAAACTTTCTTTACCAACTTCTGTTGACTCACCACCCATTCCAGTAAACAATACTTTTCTATTAGGGTCTGGAAAGTTAGCAGCTGCAAATTCAGCTACATTTACACTCATTGCAGGTTTATCATACCTCTTCTTTGTCATAATACTTTTTTATAATGTTATTAATATATTCTAGTTCTTTACTATCAGGTCTATGTATCTCTAGTTTCTTACGTTTATCTAGTAACTTTTTATCTTTAAGATTAAACGTACCCAACCATTCTAACATAACATATTTTGTATTCTCTAAAGGATTTCGTAGTACATGTTTTAATTTTAACTCAAAATTCTGTATAATAAA